CCATCGCGGCCTTTAACTATCCGCTCTACTAATGAAACTGGCCGACCGCTGGAAACTGGTAACAAAAGCCTTCAGCCCGAAGGCCCAGAGCTACGATGCCGCGCGGCCTTCGATTCAGCGCCGATTCCCCTACAACGCCACAGCGACCGACAGCCACATCGACGTATCCGGCGCCGACCGCGAGCGGCTGATGAAGTTGTCCCGCTGGGTCTACAACAATATGCCCTTTGTCCGTGGGCTGATTTGCGAGAAAGCCCGATACGCCACAGGCACAGGCATCCGCCCGCAGGCCCGATCTGGCGATGAAGCATGGGACAACGCCGCCGAAACTTTCTTTGAACAGTGGAGCCGGGTGGCCGACATCCAAGGCCGATACACTTGGCGCGAGATGCAGCGCATCGCCTCCGTCGCCATCGACCGCGACGGCGAAGTGTTCTTCCGCGCTACCGCGCAATCGACCGGGTATCCCGCGTTGCAACTCATCCTTGCCCACCGCATCGGCGACGCCCGCTCGTCTATTTACGAGCCGAGTAACCCGACCGCCCGCGAAGGCGCGCAGAACATCATCGACGGCGTGGTGGTCAATCCGCAGCTACGCCCGATCTTCTACCGCCACCTGGTCGGCGATGGCGTTGACCCCGCGCAGCGTTTTGAGGACATCCCGGCGCAGCAACTTATCCACGTCGGCGAGGCCAGCCAGGGCGACGAGCTCCGCTACGTCACGCCGCTCGCCCCGTCCATCAACCACCTCCGCGATGTGTCGGACGCCATCTCGTTTGAGAAGATGGCGCTCAAAATTTCCTCCTATATCGCCCTCGCCATCAAGTCGAGCAACCCGCAGGGGGCCGACTTCTTCGGCGAATCCACCGCCAGCGTCAACACCCAGGACAACAGCGAAGTCACCGTCGAATCCCTCGGCAACGCCGGCGGCGCCATTCCGCGCCTCGGCATGGGCGAAGACCTGATCTCTTGGACATCGAACCGCCCCACGCAAAACTTCCGCGACTTCTGCGACCTTCTCTTGAGAGAGGTCTGCCTCAACATTGGCGTCCCGTGGGAGTTTGCCGCGCGTCCCGCCGATGCTGGCGGTGCCGCCCTGCGCGCCGTGTTGGTTCGCGCGCAACGCACCTTTGAGCAGCGCCAAGCCCTGCTCATCGACCGCCTGTGCTCCCGCGTCTGGGCGCACGTCATCACGCTCGGTATGCAGCGCGGCCTAATCCCGCAGAACGAAAACTGGTGGCGCGTCGAATGGCAACGCCCCGCAGCCGCCTCCGTCGACTACGGACGCGAAGCCGCCGCCAACTTGAACGACGTCCGGGCCGGCCTCCGCACCTACAGCGAAGACTACAGCGAGCGTGGCCTCGAGTGGAAAGACCAACTCCGCCAGCGCGCCGTCGAGGCCAAGTATCTGGCCGATTTGTCCGCCGAGTTTGGCATCAGCCCAGACTCCATCGCCACGTTCAATCCCAACCCCGCCCCGCCGACAAACAACGGCGCCGCATTGACACCGCCGCAAGCGCAATGACCACGCCCGCCTGGTATGCAATTTCAACGCCCCGCAACAGCGAAGCCGAGGACAGCGGAGTCGAAGTCTCTATTTATGACGAGATCGGCTTCGGAGGCGTTGCGGCAAAGGATTTTGTCGCGGATCTTCGCAAACTCAAAGGACAGCACATTCATCTCCGTATCAACAGCGTCGGAGGAAGCGTCATCGAAGGAGCCGCGATCTACAACGCATTACGTAGGCACAAAGGTGGCTTAACCGTTCACGTTGATGGACTTGCGGCAAGCATGGCCTCGGTCATTGCGATGGCCGGCGACGATGTGCTGATGGCCGATAACGCCATGATGATGGTGCATAACCCGTGGTCGATGGCGATGGGAGATGCCGACGATCTTCGCAAAGAGGCCGATGTGCTTGACAAGCTCAAGGCCACCTTGGTCAACGCTTATGTCCGCAAGTCGGGCCGCGAGCGCGCCGAAATTGAAAACCTCATGGACGAGGAGACATGGATGGACGCGGTGCAGGCCGTGGACTTCGGGTTTGCCGACGACATCGAGGAAGGCATTGAAGCCGCCGCCTCCATAACACCCGAAAGCGCCCGCGCGCGCTTTGACAACTTTTCCAACTCTATGTCCCGCAAATCCGCGAAAACCATCAAAGCCGAAGAGGCCGCCCCCGCCGAAGTTGTCGCGGAGCCGGTTGTCGAAGCGCCCGTCACCGACGCGGCGGTTGACACTTCCTCAGAGGATAACATGAACGCCGAACTTCAAGCGAAGGTTGACGCCCTCCAGGCCGAGCTTTCCGCCAAAGTCGAAGCCGACACCGTCCGCGCGCAAGCCGACGAAGTGACGGCCAAAGAACTCGAAACCCTCAAAGCCGAAGTCGAGCGCCTCACTTCCGAAGTCGCCAGCAAGGACGAAGAGATCAGCAATTTGCTGGCAACGTCCAAAAGTGCTGGCGAGCAGGCTGCGGCAATCGTGGCTTCTGTTGGCCTTGAGCCCGTGGCTGTCATGCAGGCCGAGCCCGAACTGACCCCGGCGCAAATCTTCAACTCACTCAGCGGCTCTGACGCCGTGGAGTATTTCCGCAAAAACAAACGCGAAATCATCGCGTCCGCTTACTAATTTTATGGCAACCATTGCATCAAACCTGAATGACCGCCTCCTCGCGCAAACCGCGCTGGAAGCTCTGACAGCAGATTTGGAGAGCCTCTCCATTCTGACCACATCGTATTCGGCTGAAGTCGTCCGTCGCGGCGCCTCGGTTGAAGTTCCTCTCGTCGCCAACTTGTCGGCCACGACCTTCGACAATTCCTACGAGTCCCTCGGCGGCACACTCAACAACGTGACCGTCAACGTGGACAAACACAAGATTGTCACCGTCAGCCTCTCCGATACCGAGTTCAGCAAGTCCTCGGTTGCCGAGATCACCAAGTTCGCTCGCCAGCAGGGCAAAGCTCTGGCGCAGGCCGTGCTTGAAGACGTTTATAGTGCCTTCGTCACGACCGCTTCCAGCGCCGCGCAGTTTGCCGCGACCCTGACCAACCTTTCGGCCTTCACCATCACCAACGCTCGCTCGCTCCGCAAGGCGCTGTCCGACGCGAAAGTGCCGCAGACCGACCGCAACCTCATCCTCAACACGACGCTCTATGATTCCCTTCTTTCGCAGAGCGGCCTGTTGGATGCCAGTGCCTTTGGTGCTCGTGACACGATTGCCGATGGCCGTGTTCCTCGCATCCTCGGCATGAACGTCTACGAGAGCCTCGTGCTCCCGACCAACAGCATCAGCTTGTCCGGTATCGCCGTTCACCCGAACGCGATGGCCGTGGCGATTCGCGCCTTGGCTCCTCAAGAGCCCAGCGAATACATCGCCGCTGAAACCGTCACTGATCCGCAGACGGGCATCTCGATGTCCTATCGTCGCCACTATTCGACAGCCACGGGACGCTCGTTCGTCTCTATGGAGTGCGTCTACGGCTACGCTCGCGGAATCACGGCGGCTGCTAAGCTCGCTCTCGGAGCGTAGTTCGTCTCCATCTCATACGCAACACGGAGCCCCCGGCCAACGCCGGGGGTTTTCGTTTGTCCGGTTGACAGCGGCGCACCCGCCGAGATGGAGAAACAAAGCCCGCGCGAGCAAATCGCGCTTTGCGTAATAGTCGGCAACGAACCCAAACGGCTTGACCGTTGCTTGACTCAATTTGCCCCCGCCGTCGGCGAGATGGTGGTGGTTCACGCCACCGGGGCCGAAGCCAAGAGCATCAAGATTGCCGAAGTCTGCCAGAAGCACGGGGCCAAATATGATGTCTATGCCAACGCCCCCGGCAACGAATGGCCGCACGTCGATGATTTCGGGGCCGCACGGCAGCAATCCTTCGACCTTGCCAGCAAACCTTGGGCGCTGTGGGTGGACGCGGACGATACGCCAGGGCCAAACTTCGCACCCGCCCTGCACGAACTCCTTGAAAAGCACGGCGAGAACTTCGACGCCTTCGCCCTGTTCCACAATGTCGCCGGGCGCGGCATCGCCCACAATATCCGCGAGCGCCTCGTCCGCCGCGACAAGGGCAAGTGGGTCAA